ACCACTCTAAGCCTACAAGGCTATGAGGCCGGAGGACATAGGGGAAAGGGAATTACGCCTGTTAATGTAAACGACTTCTAGAGGTGTGTTATGCAGCTTAGGCCCTACCAGCAGAAGGCCATTGATGATTTAAGGGCTGAGATAGCCCAAGGGCATAAGGTCGTCCTAGCCGCTCCCACAGGGGCTGGTAAGACCCGCATAGCCTCAGAAGTCTTCGCGCTGGCCCGTGAGAAGGGAAGCCGAGTAGCTTTCGTCGTCCCGTTCCTGTCCCTGATTGACCAGACCTTCAAAGCCTTCGTAAAGGCCGGGCTGCCGGAGGAGGACATATCCATCGTCCAGTCCAGCCACCCGCTATGCAATTACGCCAAGCCGATCCAGATTTGCTCGGCGGATACCCTTGTCCGGCGCCCGAAGCTTCCCCCAGTGGATATGGTTATCTTCGACGAAGTTCATCGCAGATCGAAGCTTTATAAGCGCTGGATGGCTGAATGCTCGGATTACAGGTTCATCGGGCTATCCGCCACGCCTTGGTCGACTGGCATGGCTGAGGAGTGGGATCGACTAATCATAGTCTCTACGACCCGCGAGCTGATCAAAGAAGGCTTCCTGTCCGATTACAAATACTATGCCCCGTTCTCGCCTGACCTGTCCGGGGTCAAAATCGTGGCTGGTGACTATCATGAGGGCCAACTGTCCTCGGCTATGAACAAGGTCGAAATCACGGCTGATATAGTCAAGACCTGGGTTGATAAGGGAGAGCGGCGCCCGACCCTTTGCTTTTGCGTCGACCGGGCCCATGCCAGAGCGGTTCAGGTTCAATTTGAGCAGGTGGGCATCGCCGCTGGATATGTGGACGCCCTGACGCCTCCCGACGAGCGGGTGGAAATGATCGAACAACTTAGGGTCGGAAGGCTCCAAGTTATTTGTAATATTGGAACCTTGACCACGGGTGTAGACGCGCCGTTCGTATCCTGTATCATTCTGGCTAGGCCCACCAAATCGGAGATGCTGTTCCTCCAGATCATCGGCCGGGGGCTACGGACACATGCAGACAAGAAAGAATGCCTTGTTCTGGATCATTCCAACACTGGCCTGTCGCTTGGTCTTCCCTGCACGATCCATTACAACGAGCTAAAATCAGGTAAGATTGAGCTTGGCAAAAAGAAAACTAAGCGGGAGGAAAAGCTACAGCCGACACCCAAGAAGTGCCCGAAATGTAGTTTCGTAAAGCCGGTTGGCGTTCACACCTGTCCTGAATGCGGGTTTGCTCCGGTAGCACAGAGCGATGTTGGGGTGAAGGAAGGTTTCCTTGCCGTTCTTGAAAGAAACAAGCAAAGAGTTGCAGAGCATTATAATCAGCGTCAGGTTTGGTATAGCGGGCTTTTATACATAGCCGCAGAGAGGGGATATAAAGAAGGCTGGGCTGCTTATAATTATAAGCAAAAGTTTGGAACTTGGCCTGACAATCTGTCTAAGAGACTGGATGTTCCTACTCAGGAAGTGCGCAGCTTCATAAAAAGCCGTCAGATCGCCTTTGCAAAAGCTAGAGCTAAAGAGGAAAACAGAGGCGGGGCATATTGACGATGAATTATTATAACGAGTTCGATCCATTCGCTGCCTTATGGCTCAAGGAACTTATTAAGGAAGGATTGATCCCAGATGGCGAGGTCGACACCAGATCCATCGCAGATGTCGATGCTTCAGATCTTAGAGGCTTCAACCAGTGCCATTTCTTCGCTGGCATCGGGGGATGGTCGCATGCCCTACGCCTTGCCGGATGGCCAGACGATAGACCTATCTGGACTGGATCCTGCCCATGCCAGCCCTTCTCAGTTGCCGGCAAGGGAAAGGGAAAGGAAGACGACCGACACTTATGGCCAGTCTTTTTTGACCTTATCCGAAAAGCCCGACCGCCTGTCGTCATGGGCGAACAGGTTGCGGGAAAGGCTGGATATGGCTGGTTCGACGGAGTTTTCGCTGACTTGGAAGGAGAAGGTTACGCCAGCCGGGCGGTTGATATTCCGGCTTGTTCCGTCAACGGTCCTCACATCCGCCAGCGTCTCTACTGGTGCGCCGTGGTCAACTCCGACAGTGCAGGACAGCGAGAATACAGCCGGCCCATCACAATTCTCCAGGAACAGCCAAGCGCTAAATGTGCAGGCGGTGACGCATTCGACATGGCCGACGCCGACCAAGGCCAACGCGGATGGTGGGCAGAGTATGGAGAACGCTTCGCCTACGGGGAGGCGCCCGGACGGAAGCAAGATGACGGTATCGCTTCAGGGGGTAGTGAAACTGGTTTCTGGGACGACCACGAATGGCTCCTCGGAGCAGACGGAAAAACGCGGCGCGTTAAACCCGGAGTTCGTCTGCTGGTTGATGGGGTTCCCAACAGAGTGGGACGCCTGCGGGGTTACGGTAACGCCATCGTCCCGCCGCTCGCGGCAGAAGTGATAAAAGCATTTATGGAAACGGAGGGGTAAATGGCTCGGCCCGGCAGAAAGCGCAAAATAGACGCAGATAGATACCCCAGTGGGTCAGTTAAGCCGGAGGACGGACCGTCTCCTTGCGCCACCAAAAGGCTGATCATGGCCTCGCTGGCTGGTATGGCTGACCCTCAGTGGGGAACTGTCGCCGGCCGATATTTTCTGTCCGGGATGCTGGATCAGAACCAGTATGAGGCAGCCAAGAAGTATGGCGCCCTATGCGAAGCCTATGCGCAGATCCTTCTAGGCCCCAGGCATCCGAAAACATCGACTGGAGAGCGTGGCGGTATATCAGGCGACGTAGACCCGGACACCGAACTTGGCCAGATTGAAGCTGACTTCCATATCCGAACACGCCAACGCTACAACCAAGCTAAGACTTTGCTGTTGGGGTATAGTCCGATCATAGAGCGCGAACTTGAGAAGTTCTGTGTCGGAAACGGCCATATCCCAAATTATGAGGACATGCGGGTTATCAAACAGGTTTTGGGTGAACTGGCCGTATTCTGGAAAATTGACGTTAAGTGACTGATGGCCTAGAAGGGACACGGGCAACATCCTCCCGTTGCCTTTGTCTCTTCATAGACTTTACCCCCTGCCAGCGTCGTAACTTGCAGGGGGTTTTTTATGAGAAGAGACATGGAAGAAAAAATCAAATTCAATCCGGACAAAAAGTTCGATATCCAGCTTAGCGCTTCGCTCATAGCAGAGCGTAAGCTTGGCGATTTATTTACATCCGCAAAGCTTGAGCGCGTCGATTTATCCCCCGAATGCTGGAAGATAGAGCAAAAGACCGAAAGCTGGCTTTGGGAAAGAACCGGCAATCTCTGCATAGAATATAGGAACCGGGGAAAGCTATCCGGCATAGCATCTACAGAAGCTGATTTCTGGATACATGAGCTTAAGCGTGATGATGACACGCTGATTTATATTGTGATCCCTGTCCCGCATCTTCGGGATCTATGCAAAAAATATATCAAGGAAGGAAGAGCTAGGGATAACGCTGGTGACGATGGCCAATCCAGCGTCGTCCTTGTCCCAATACGGGATATTTTAAAGTAAGACGCCCTGAGCCATCATCTGGGCAGCCAATTGGCAGGCCAAGGGGTGAACCCGCCCCTGTATCTTTACGGGCGCCTGAGAGGCTGAGGCGTAGATCCTGCCTCGCTCATAATTCCATTGGTCGTTTTGATTGGTAAAATGGTCGTATCGGAACGGGCGCCCTTCCCGAACATCAGAAAAGCCCATCATGAAGGCTTTGGAGTGTAGGACCGAACGTATGGTGGCTAGTTTAGTGTTTTTGATTTGCCGAATGGTCATGGCTTCCCCCCGAAAGCAAAGGGCAGGGATCTCTCCCCGCCCTATGATCACAGATACACGCTATCTTTCTTAATCTTGGCCGTAGGAAACAGTTCGACGATTTCCGGCTTGGTGTATGTATAGATCCCAAACCATTCGCCGTTGGACAGGTAGAAGTTCCACTGTTTCTCGACGCCCTTGCGACCACGTTTCGTAGCCATTTTGTCTCTCCATAGTCTCATCAGTGCCCGCCTTACGGACAGACGGGGCCGGAACCCCGTTTCGACTTTACGCCACCTTCTTCATAATCGCTTTGTAGGTGTAGCGCAGGAAAGTCGAGGTCTTGGTCGCCTCCTGCATCTGTTCCTCAGTCAACCACTGCGCCAAGATGTCCTTGTCTAGGCTGGTGCGGCTGGAAGGCTTGATGGACAGGCGGAAAGTATCTCCGTCGATCACCTCAAGGCCGGTGGCATCGGCCAAAGCCTTGATGCCCTTCAGTTCCTCCTCCAGCGCCTCAATCTGCATTTTCACTTGGGCGTAGCGGTCAGCGATGTTGTTGCTCATTTTGTCTCTCCGTTGGTGTTTTCTTATGATCCTAATATAATTCACAATGCATCATTCTGTCAATAGAGATGACGCAAAAAAGTGAATTATTTTTAGATCATTGATTTTATTTCATCATCCATTCGTTGCGCCGCTACTTTGGTATGAAATTCTTTTTCTTCCTTGATCCGGCGCCAACCTTTTTCGGCAGTGTAGACTTGATAGGCCATCAAATGGATGACCTTATAGCCCAGCCGTTCGCCATCGTTTCTAAATTTCTCCGCCTCATCCCTATCCGTAAAAGTCATGCGGCATCTTTGGGACCATAATGGTGTGTCGAAATCCACATCGACAATGTAGACAAAATCAGTCATTTTTTTTTCTCCCGTGTGATGTCTCTTTCTCTCCAACAGACAATCAGGTTCCCCAACTCAGAAATCCGAACATGGCGGTAAATTTCGTATAGCTTTGTCTTGAGTATATCGCCTTCCACCCACTCCACCATCATGTCGCCTCTGACCCATGGGCGTTCTGAGCTGATGTAGATGGCGCAATCTGCGGGGAACTTCTTTTCTAGGCGGGATAGAAACCGATCATAATTGGCGGCCGCAGATTTCTCAGTTTCGGCCACAAACTTGGCCTCGCGGATGTCATCCCTGACCCGATGATCCGGATTGGCCGAAGCAATCCGCTTACGATCCATCGGCTTGCTTTCGTCAAACTCAGTCAAGTTATCGGCAAGCATCCGACTGACGGGCATCCCATTGGGGAAGATCGTCGCAAAATTTGCATGAGGGGCATACATGACCCGTGTGGCGGCATTGATGTCCCAATTGTATTGAGACAGGTGGGAGTAATAGGCTTCGGCTACGTCCATGGCGATCATGGCCGAAGTCATCACTGCCATTTGTTTAAAGTCTATAAGGGCATCTCTTGCGGGGTGGGTCATAAGTCTCTCCGTTAGCTTATTTTCTTGGCCGACCAATCACAGAAAATGGCATAGACTTCGCCGGTGTCTGTAGTGAACAGACCCTTTGAGTATTTGCCGTCGGCTATTTTGGTGTAGTTGCCGTCTGCCCACCTATCGTCATCCGACAGCATCATGAACAGAACGTCTTTGTGGCCGTTATAGACCTTGGCCTTGGCTATTACTTTTGAGGGCTTCATAAGTCTCTCCACTGATTTGTTATTGTCAGTGGATTATGCACGACGCATCATAACTGTCAATACGAAATCGGCGAAATTAATGCGCGACAGTGACCTTTTCGTTTGACTTGCCCGCGTATTTCATTAGAATACTGAAGTCTTTCAAAGGGATAACGTAAATCGGCCGGCCGGTTTCTTTATGCGGCCTTTTCGCCCATTTCATTTCGAACTGTCCGGGAACTTCCACCACTCCCCAATGTTCGTCATCCCAGTAGCAAATCAGGCTGGCTGGCATATTCCCTTTCCGCCTAGCCATCTCGGAGAGCTTGTCGATCTTATCCGCCCACCCAAAGACCACATCAGTCTGAGACAATGGCCAAGTATACCCTATGACATTGACCAGCCTCATTGGCTGATTAGTCACCATATCCTCGAGGAGATAGTCGGCATCCTCCCCAGGCGTAAGCTTAACAGCTCGCCTAGCTTTCGGACTAGCCACCAATACACGGGCTATAATCTCCAGCCCCTTTTGAAACGCCTCATCACTCGTCACGTTGACTATTCCTCAATAAATAACTATAAAAATTCATAACTCGGATTTTGCCTAACCGGAAGAGGGAAAAGCTATGCCTGCCCTGCCGAACACTCGGCATGAGATGTTTGCTAGAAACGTGGCCAAAGGCATGCCAAACACCAAGGCGTATGAGGAAGCGGGATACAATCCCCACCACGCCAACCCGACCAGACTGAGGAATAATGAGAGAGTGGCTGGAAGGATCTACGAACTTCTGAGGAAATCAGAGACAGACCTTGTGGTGGATAGAAACACCATGACGAATGTTTACTCTGATTTGCTGCATGCCTCTCGGGAAGCCGGGAACTATAACGCGGCCAAAGGCGCTGCGGACAGCTTGGCGAAGCTGCATGGCTTAATGATTGACCGCAAGGAAACCGGACGCCCCGGAGACTTTGGTTCGATGGCCGATGATCAACTTAGAGAGTTTATCCAGACCGCAGCTAATCAGCTTAGCTCAGATGGCGGCGGCGAAGCTGGAACTGAGGAAGAGGGAGAAGAAGAGGAGGGCTGAGGAAGATCTTGGCGAGTTCATCAAGCAAGCTTGGGCCGTCCTCGAACCATCCAATCCTTATGTGCATGGCTGGCATATCGACGCCATCGCAATGCATCTGAATGCGGTAACGGATGGGGACATAACCCGTCTGCTGGTCAACATCCCGCCCGGCCATATGAAGTCTTTGCTGGTGAGCGTCCTCTGGCCTGCATGGCTGTGGGGCCCGCAAAACCAGCCTCACCTGCGCTTTCTGTGCGTCTCGCATAGCCAAAACCTAGCCATCCGAGACAGCACCAAGATGCGGCGTCTGATTACCTCGGAATGGTATCAGGAACTGTGGGGCGACAGGGTCAAGCTGACGGGCGACCAGAATGCCAAGACGAAGTTCGAAAACGACCGTCTGGGGTTCCGTGAGGCGGTCGCTGCTGGCTCTATTACCGGTTCTCGTGGTGATATCGTTATTATTGATGATCCCCACTCCGTAGAGAGCGCCGCGTCCGACCAGATGCGAGCGTCGACGATTGAGTGGTTTCTAGAAGCTGTCCCAACCCGACTGAATAACCCGGAACTGTCCTCGATAGTCGTCATCATGCAGCGCCTCCATGAAGGCGATGTTTCTGGCGTCATCTTGGATAAGAACCTGGGATACACCCACTTGATGCTTCCGGCGGAGTTTGACCCCGCCCGCAAGTGCGAGACAGAGATTGGCTTTGAAGATCCTCGTGAGTTCGCTGGCGAGGTTCTATTTCCGCAGCGTTTCCCGCGTGAGGTCTTGGAGCGCGACAAACTGGTCATGGGCCCATACGCCTATGCTGGCCAGTATATGCAAGCGCCTGCTCCAAGAGGCGGCGGCATCATCAAGCGGGATTGGTGGGGCCTCTGGGACGATGAAGAGGCTGCTGCTCAGGGCATCAATAGTGGGGGTAGTTACCCTGCTATGGATTATATTATTGCTTCGATTGATACAGCATACGGTGAGAAGCAAGAGAACGACTTCTCAGCGCTAACGGTCTGGGGCATCTGGCAGAGAGGCGGCCAAAAGGCCAGGGCCATTCTGGACAGCAAGGGCAATCGCTCGGAAGTTCTGGACGACCGGGACACGATCCCGGCAGCCATGTTGATGCATGCTTGGGCCAAGAAGCTCCCGATCCACGGGCCGGAGACAATCCGCCTGCCCGGAGAGACGGAAGAAGCTTTTAGGCGCCGGGCCATGAAAGACTGGGGACTGGTGGAGTGGATCATCCACACCTGCAACCAGTTCAAGGTCGACATGCTGCTGATCGAGGCCAAGGCTTCGGGTCTGTCGATAGCCCAAGAGATTAGGCGTCTGAACCGAAACCAGAGTTGGGGCGTTCAGGAGATCAATCCGGGCTCGGTCGACAAGGTGGCTAGGGCTTATGCGGTTCAGGCCGTTTTCGCCGGTGGGCAGGTCTATGCCCCGGATCGAGCGTGGTCTGATCAGGTGATCACCCAGTTCGAGGTGTTCCCGAAGGGCAAGCACGACGACTTGGTCGATAGCTCGACGCAGGCCATAAAGTATCTGAAGGACCGCGGCTTGCTCAGGCGCCCGGATGACATTGTCTACTCGGCTCTGAAGGAGGCTGAATACCAGCCCCGCAAGCGGCCTGTGTATGAGGTTTAGTATGCCATTGACGATTGATCACTCCCGACTGCGGGATGTAAGCGAAATGAACGATGGCGATATGGGGCTTGTTAAGATCAAGCTTCCTCACTCGCATCAGAGTTATTGGGTCCGATGCGTCAAGACCGATGGCAAGATCCTATGGCATGAAGGCGGCAAGCCTTTAGAAGAGACGCCCTTGGGCTGGCTCGCAATTCAAGAGAGTTAAGCATGGCTAACGTCGCCCCGATGAACCTGCGGCAGGTCCCTACCGCCGGAATGCCTCAAGCTGCGCCTGAGCAGGTTGATATATCCCAGCCGGTAGATACCAAGCCGAAGGACGCGGGACAGGTCATCCAGATCGACCTGACGGACGGTGGCGTTCAAGTGAACTTCAGCGGTCTGCCTCCGCAGATGAGCGCTGATGCTGATGACCATGACGAGAACCTTGCGCTTCACTGTGGCGAGGGCGTCCTGACTGGCGTTGCTGATGAGCTATTGCGCCTGATCAATGACGATCGGCTTCGGCAAGAACAGCGGCTTCAGGATGTGGTCAAGGGTATTGAGCTTCTGGGCATCAAGCTGGAAGAGCCGCGGTCTGAGCCTAACGACGAGGGCATCAGCGTCGTCAAGCATCCGCTGTTGCTGGAGGCCGTCCTGCGCTTCCAAGCGAACGCCAGGGGCGAAATGCTACCGGCTGATGGCCCAGTGAAAGTTAGCAATCAGGGTGATCAGGTCGTTCTTCAGGACATGGCCGCGAATGCCCTTGAGACGGACATGAACCATTACCTGACGTCGGGCGCCCCAGAATATTACCCGGACACCGATCGCATGTTCTTCTCGCTCGGCCATGGCGGCGAGGCGTATAAGAAGGTTTACTATCACCCTCTGAAGCGCCGTCCTGTCTCTGAGACGATTGACCGCAAGGATCTGATCCTGTCCGAAGGCGCTGTGGCCATTGAGGCTGCCGCCCGTATCACCCATCGCTCCAAGATGAAGCCTTCCGATGTGAAGCGCATGCAGCTTGCCGGCATCTGGCGGGACGTCCCGCTTACCTCAACCAACTTCGCCATGGGCAACGTCGTTGACGTAGAACTGGCCAATATCTCCGGCGTTGAGCCGAAGACCCTCATGGAACATCGGGAGATCG